CCTCGATATATTGTTTAGGAAGTATTAAAATTTTATCTTTGTCAATGACACTAGCATATTTGTCATATTCATTTTCCTCAACAACGATAGAATAAGGCATGTCCATCTTCTCGAGAGCTATACTCGTATGTCTACTATTCCATCTTCCTTTAGATATGATATAGACTGGATATTTAGGATTCATCAACGTACCGTTTATCAGCATATCTCCTCTTCTCCCACTCTGGATACCAGAGACTTGGAGCCTTAGTTATCTTTTGACCAATCAGTTCAGCAAATTTATCTATGTCTTCTTGATTTCTAAAATGCACTACTATCTTTCTAAAGGAAGATAAATCTTTCATCTCAAATTCAGGCATATCTTGCCATTCTTTTTTCCATGATTCATCTTTCATTTTTGTTCTTTCCACATTTTATAATGTTCAAAATCAACTACATTATTTTCTTGTAATTTCTTTTTAGAATAATGTGCAATGATCTGTTGAATTTTTGGTAGTTTTACATGTGCATATGGAAATAATAAACAACATACATAATATGCATCTCTGAAGCCACAACGCCATCTGTATTGCATCTTTTTACCTAGTTGTCCTTTTCCAGGTGGTTTTTTACTAAAAGTCCCAACCCCTAAAAATTCATGAACCCATCTGATAATAGATTGTTCTGTCATGTTAACTTCAATTCTAATATCCCATGTGTTATACGCAGGATATTTTCCTCGTTTTTTCATTCTCTGTTTTATTGTGAAACACGCCTCACCATCAAAGAGTCCAGCAATATAAGCTATGTCTGTGTCTCTCATTTTAAATTGGGAATGCTCCGAGGTACGTAATTCCAGTAGTCATCATCATCAAGAAGATGACCGTTTTCCAGGGATACTGCATTATATTCTCCTTTCGAATCACATTCCCAACATTGGTGAATGTTTATTTCTTTTTTATCTTCTGGATCTGGTATTTTAATGTAACCATTACCCTTACAAACTTGACAAATGTTATTTGTCGTTTCTTGCTTTTCCATTTAACTTTTTCGCTTTCTCGTTTGCTAACGATTCAATTGTTTTACTTATAGATAATTTGGCGTCGGGTAATAAAACCTTCGACAATCCAATCAAAACCTTATATGTATCATGTGTTAACGAAACGTTTCTATATTTAGTTATATCAGTCATGTGTTCCTTTCATTTGTTTATGATGACAATATAGGACTTAAATAAGATTTGTCAAGATGAAATATGTATTAATAATATGGGTGTGTTCTTTTTTAGGACAAAATACCTGCTTACCTCCTTTCGAAAGTGCTAAAATGTATGATAGTTGGTATGCATGCTCAGTAGCAGCTCATGCAGAATCCAGAAAAATATTAACTAAAATTGGATATAAAGAAGTTAATGAGGCTAAAATTGGAACACGATATAGTTGCAATATTATCCCTACAACCTAATTGACAATGTGGCAGAATTATGGTAAGAGAATTTTCTTACCTTTCAAGCCTGTCCTAAAGTTTCTCTCTTAGGATAGGTGTAATTAATACACAGTTTTCCATTGAGATGGTCCATTTCATGTTGAATGATTCTGGCTTTTAAATCATAAAAGGTTTCACGATGTTCAGCTCCATCTTTATCATAATACCAAAGTTTTACTCGAATAGATCTTTTTACATCTGCAAATTGACCTGGACAAGAGAGGCAGCCTTCTTCCTGAGTGAGTGTCTCTTCTGACATTTTTTTTATTTTTGGATTTATAAATACTTCAGGTTCATCAGACCTTAAAACAAATATTCTAGCAGACGATCCAACTTGATTAGCGGCCAAACCAATACCATTATTTTTATGCATCTGATCAATCATGACTTTAATTAAAGTTTCATGATCCGTATCCAGTGGCGTTCTAACATTTTTAGTTAATTGATTTAAAAAAGGATCTGGGTATTTTACTATTTCCATTAATCCTCTTCAGAGTCACCATGTTTTTTTCTTCCCCACTTAATTATTCTATCAAAATTTTTAGCCTTAATATCCATGACTGGGCCAAATCTTTTCCAGGTTTTGGCCATTAAATTTAATTCAATTAAAAGCAATGGCCATTGCTTTTGAGATATATTTTTAATTTTTATCTTCACTTCTTTCATTGCATAAATTCTGGTGTTGTTCGGTTAGTATACTTTGCAAAACGCTTCTTGTCGCCTACATAATAGTTACGATAAGATTGTACGTAATCATCACATTTATATTCATCGGGCATACACTGTGGTGGTTTGGTCATCTGTGTAGAATCTCCATTATCCAACATAGCTAATTCTTTGATCACTTCATGTGATTTGTGTACTTTATGATAACGCAATTGATACTCTGTACCTAGAGCAAGACCATGTTTTATAGCCCATGAGTAATTATTTGGTGACTCACTAATCCATAACGTCATAGGATGTTTAGGATAAGCTAATTTATAACCCAACTCATAGCCACGTTTACGCGCTGCAGTAGATAGCATCTGCGCTGTTTCCAGCACCATTTTAACTACATGCTTATCACACTGCATTTGTGCAGCGATCTTAGGATTTTTATCTAAAAAAAATATGTTCATCTTTCTTTATGGGTAGTTATTATTAAGGCTCATACCCAGGAGCCTTTAATACTATATAGGTCTTTATAGGATCATTGTCAACCTTTTTATTTTTTTTTCTGTCTTTTTTCGCTTTTATTTAAGTTCTTTTTATGTCTTCCAGGGCGCTTTTTGGGTTGCTGTTTGTGGTAAAGATTTACCCCAAACATTGATTTTTTAGCCATTCTTAGGTGCTTCGAATCTTATTTGTTCAGGGTTAGTGATATTTGGAATATATGAAATTTTGCCATTGATGTGTTGTTTTAAATCTGACCCGCAAGTGACACATCTAAAAAAATCCCGTGTGACAGATATAAGTATAGTGTCCTGAGCACATGTAGGACATACTCCATTAACTACTTCTGTTTTTAAATCTATATTTCCAAACATTGGTCTATTGTTTCTGCGAGTTGATTTTTAAACTTTTTTCTATCATAAACCTTCTTATTTTTTACCACACGCTGATGATAACGTCCATCACTTAATTCTTCTGCTATTGGATTTTGCTTATTTCTTGATCTATTTTTCTTAAGAAAAAAAGCATATACTTTTTTGTTCATTACTCTAGTATTAAAGAGAGTATTTTCTTTTCCCCCATATAGATTTCAGTGTTAGCCTTAGACTTAATGCATTTATAGACCACTCTATCTGTGGGCTTCTTGTCCCGCATCGATATACGCTTGGCCTTAAGGCATTTTGAGAGGCTGGGCTGGATACGGTGTTCTTTAATTTCATGGTCCCAGATTAAAAGTAGGGCGAATACAGTCTCTATCATTGATGTCCTCCATTAGCAAAACTTCTTTGCTTATCTTTTAGTTTTTCAATATCAGATAATATCTTTTCTACATCCTTTTGTAAACGTTGAATATTCACGGTATTTGACATCATATCCTGCATTGCTACTTCTATTTTTTCTACTTGCCCACTCATATGTTCGATGAGCATAAATTGTTCTGAATCAGCCGGAAGACTTCCTAACAGTCCCCGTGGCCATCCAATACGGAAAGCTGTGTTTTCTACGAGATCCTTCTCCATTAGTTCTAGGGTTGTTGAGTGCTGGTTGAGCTTCTCATTTATACCAAAATAAGCCCATGTGCCGATCGCGACGAGGGTGATCAAACTGGCAACCGTTTTCATCGGCATCTGAACTTTTGCTTCGTCTGAAATTGTTAGAGGTTTTTTATTCATGTGTTATAGATTTTTTATTCTCCTTGCGCACACTTCTTTTTTCCCCATTTAAAAGTTTGAGTCAAGAATTTCTTTTCTTGGAGTTTATCATTTTTAGCATCTGTTGCAGTCACACCCACTTCGACTGTAGTTTTATCTGGACAAACGGTATTACATCCAGTTAAACCTGTTCCTAGCAGTATAAAAAACAATAGTACAATAAACCATTTACTATTGAACATCTGATTTCTTCTTTTTCTTCTTTTTATTAGGTTTATTCTTTTTATTTACTTGTTTCTTTTTAAGTTGTTTAAGTTTTTGTTTAACAAAATTAGTATTCTTTTTAATCTGTTTAGATAGAATTTCCTGTCCTTGTTGAAGTTTAAAAACTTCTTCCTTCATTCCCCAAGTTTCGTGAAGATTCCAGCCGACCAGTGCAATTAAGGCAGCGAGAGCCATACCAATTATTTTATCTTTAAGATCCATTATTGACATGCCTCACATTCTTCTGTGTCGTCTATTACAAGACCATTGTTTTCGTATGTTGAATCTTCTGCTTTATCTTTACCATTTTTACATTCACAATTTTCACAAGTGCATGTTCCATATACATCTGCGTGTAAACCACCATCACAGTGACAATCGCAATTACAATTTTTACATTTAACCATTATTTTCCTTCGGGTAATCCACTTGTTAACCAGTCTATAAATTTTTTAAATGGCCAACAAATAAATTTTAAGATTTTTTTAATCATCTTTTTTCTCCTCAATGTTATAGAAGAACCTATCGGTATCTTCTGTTTTCCATTTACGAGTGTCTTCTACGTTCCACTCTGAAGTTTGCACTTTCCAATCAGGTACTTCATCCTTGACAGTGAATGAAGGTATATCCCAAAGGATACGATTGTTTGGTTGTGCTGCATAATTTCCATCCTCTAAAGCAAGGATGTGTGCGCACTTATGTTCGTGCGGTATTTCTGAATGATCAGTGTCTACTATATTACTCTCTGGGTGGGCCCAGTCAACTGTAAAAAGGTACGCCCCAGGGTGTTTTTGCTTATCTTTTCCGAAATATGAACCAGATTGGCCATCTAAAATATCATAAGAAGTGACAGCAGGATAATAGCTAAAACAATTCCAAAGCTCAAGTTCATCCAGCCTTCGCTGGGGGACCTTGGAGATGTTATATCCTCTTTGAATAAACGCGCTAATTGGTAAGCGATAGAATACTGCACCGTTTTCCATAATAGCGTGAAATAATATAGGACGTCCTGTGATAGATGCCAGGCCAAATATAATACAGTCTTCAACTTCTCCATAATGTTCTTTAAGATCATAGAGATATTCTCTCCTGATCTGTGAATACATTACAGGAATGTTTGCATTTAGATAGGCCATGGGTCATAGCTTACTTAATAACTAGTTCGTATATTATGATTGCAGCTATAATAACACCAATAGTAACCTTCTTATTAGTCGTAACTAATGTCCACATTTTCTTAGTGTATTGTTTAACTTTTTCCATAGTTCCCTCCGTTTTTATTTTATTATACCCCAATTTGGGCCCGATTCATAGTCTACTTTATTAGGAATTTCAAGTGTTACTGCAGACTCCATTATCTCTTTTATATGTGCTGCATGAGTATGGTCTATAACAGATATATCTAATTCATCATGTACTTGTATATGAGGAATAATTCCTTTTTTATATAACTCTATCATTGCTTTCTTCGTCATGTCTGCTGCCGATCCTTGTATTAACCTATTTAAAGCTTTGTAAGTATAAGCACGTTTGATCCCTGGTCCGTGTTCCATGAGCGCTCGTTCGTGAGGTAATGCTTTATGAATTCCGAATTGATTTGGCTCCCATAAGTGGAAACGACAAAGACGCCCTAAAAGAGTTCTTACTTTTCCAGAATCTTCTGCACGTTGCATAACATTATCCATTAGTTGTTTTACAAATGGAACTTTGTTGTGATACTGTTTAAAAAGATTTTCAGCTTTTTCTTTAGACACACCAAGTTCTGCTTGTAATTTATTTTTTCCCATACCATAGAACAGACCAAGGTTTATAGTCTTGGCCTGTGATCTAGGTATCTCTGCCATATCAGCAACGATGTCATGAAAGTCTGCATCTCCTTTCTTATAGGCTTCCAACACTTCGTCCACTCCATAGAGATTCTGTAAAGTTGCATAATGTACTACCAGCCTAGGCTCTTGTTGAGAATAGTCAAAACAACCCCATGTATGGCCTTCCTCGGGTATAAATAATGACCTAATAGCTGGTCCAAGGTCCTTGTCCCTAGCTGGTATTTGCTGTAAATTTGGGTTTGAATACGAAAATCTTCCAGTTACTGTTCCTCCATTATCTCCTCGTAATTGGTTAATTTCAGCATGTATTCTTCCTTTATGGTTATGTTTTAATATGGTATCAATAAATGTGGTATGAGCTTTATTTATTTCACGAGCTCGGGCTATTCGTTTCACCAGTGGGTGGGGGTGATTCACTAAAAAATTTTTAGTAAATGATGGAGAATTTGTTTTTTCAGTTGTGTCGTAGGGCAGGTCAAGTTTTTGAAAAACTTGCGCAATGGAACGTGCAGCCCATATTTGAACATCTACTGATGTTTCTTTTTTTACTAGTTGTAGGCACTCTTTTTCTTGTTCTAGTAATTCTGATTTTAATTTGTGAGCTTGTTCAACATCTACACGAACTCCTAAAAACCTCATATCAACGAGGCAGGGAAAAAGTTCGGTCTCTAATTGAAAAATAGAATTTAAATCTTGGTGTAAAATTTCTTTCTTAAGTTCTTGCCAAAGTTCGTAAGTTATTTCAGCATCCTTTTCTGCATATGCGCCAACATAAATGGCAGGTAGTTTATACATTTCTGCCTTGGCGTCAACACCCCATGACTTTGCAGCTTCATATAAAGCTGTTTCATCTTTTCCTTTTCCAGTGTATCTTCTAGAACAATTGTTTAAGTCATAACGCATTTGATTTTCATCAACCAAAGCCGATGCTATCATTGTGTCGACTATTTTACCGTTAATACTTAAACCGAGCGCTCGTATCCAACAAACGTCATACATGGCGTTGTGAAATATTTTTGTAGCTGGTGTATTTAATACTCCTTGAAACCATTTTAAAACTTTGGCTTTATCCATATTACCACCACCTTCATGAGCGATTGGATAATACCCACACCAATTTTTAACAGCTACAGCTATTCCTACAATTTCTCCTACTCCTACAACAGAACCAGAGCCCATTTTAGTGTTTAAATTAGGATCTTTAGTTTCTAGATCTATTGAAATTTCATCATGCTTTGATAAATCTGGAAATTCTTCTGGTGGTAACCATTCTGTTTGTGGTTTGAAAAGTGGTTGTTGTATCATTTAATTCTCTCTTTAGTTTGTCTTAATGATTCTTGATAAGATTCTCCTAATTCTTTTTTTTCTTTCTCTGCTTCTTCTAAAAAGTCTTTTTTCACAGTGTAAAATGTATATTTTAATGTAAGCTCTTCTCCATTATTAATATTTCTTAGTGTTACTAAATTCCATTTATCTGTAATCGAACCTTCGGTTTTCATTTCAACCTTAACACAATTAGCATTTTCATCACAATTAATAAAACCTCCTAAAGGAGTTCTAAAAATTATGTCATCAACTTTTATGTGAGTGGTTCCTAAATTTGTTCCTTGAGCAATACCTGCTGTTGCAAATAATCCTAATCCACTAATTACAGAAGGTTTAATTGTAAGTCTTGGTGGTAACGGATTATACATCGGAGTAATCTCTTTCTATGATCATATCAATAAAATGTTTTGCTTTTTCTAAATCTTGTTTTTTTCCTTTCAATCTGTGTCTTAAGATATATTTTATAACGCATCCTTCAGGATATAGCAACTCGTTTTCGATTACGAATTTACTTGGTTGAATTTTAAAATTCTGATAGTGTGATCCTCCGATTTGTTTATCATATGGTTTCATATAATAAATCCTTTGTTATATTGTTTTGGTTCTATAATGTGTAAGTTTTCTTTCGTTCGTGTTGCACCTACATAATATAATCTATTTTCATCATCGGGATTTTTTTCATAATTTTCCATTGTTGTTTTAGTGAGATCAGTGAGTAATGCTACATTTTCTGATTCACCGCCTTTAGCTGCGTGAATAGTAGATAATTCTATTCTTGGTTTTTTATTTAAAGATTCTCCATTAGCCCGCATCTTTCTTAAATATTCTATTCGTCGTGATCCTGCATCTTTCAATGCTTCATACCAAACTTTTTTAGTTTTTAATCCATAATCTTTTGTAAGTTGATCTATTCCATAAAAAGATCCTTTAACCATACCTTTTATTTTTTCTTTTTCCCAATAGTTTGGTTCCACATATTTAGAGATTTTTTCAATTTGTTTATAACTTAACAATTGACCCTGTCTTAAATGCTCCCAATCTGTAGCTGCTTCTTGCAAATCTTTCTCATAACTACGTTTATTTTTAGTTTCATAATATAAGCCTTTACGATATAAAACATCTTCTACTTCTTTTAACATGTATTTGGTTCGGGCTAGTACTAACCATTCACCTTTTGACATATCTACTGCATCAATATCAAAGTGTCGGTGTAAACTTCCTTCATTAGTTTTAGGTTTCCATGTTTTATCTATTCGATGTTTAATTTTATTTATGATTCCCATTGCTAGTTGGTGAACTTTCATAGGTATTCTGTGTGATTGTATTAATGGAAGATTGATCATTTGATCTTGTAAAGCTATAAAAGAATCTACATCAGCACCAGCCCATTTAAAAATAGCTTGATCATCATCACCAGCAATAAAAGTATCTTCTGTTTTATCCCAAATAGTTTTAGTCATATCCCATTGCATTAAGGACAAATCCTGTGCCTCATCAATAAATACAACGTCAAAGTTTGGAGATTTATCTGATTTTATAAAATCTAAAATCATGTCATTGAAATCTATTAGGTTATAATCTTTTTTATATCTTTTTAATTCATTATGAATGATACGTAATTTATCTAATTCTAAATCTTGAGTATGTTCTCTTCTATTATATTGTTGTTCAGGTGTAATATTTCTAAGTTGTGCTAATTGTATAATTTGTAAATACTCACTATCAGAAGTAAATATACCATGATCTTCTTGGTGTTCTGCATAAGACACTGGAAATCCTAATTTTTTTCCAAGATCTTTATAGTGTCTTTGTTGCATAACCTGGTCTTTTTTAAGTCCCAGTTTTCTAAATGCTAATGAGTGTAGAGTTCTAAAGTATGGAAGATCATCCTCAGTTAAATTAAATTTTTTAATTGCTTCGTCTCTGGCATGATATGCTGCTTTTTGTGTAAAAGCAAAGTAACCCACTTTATCTGGATCAGTTTTTTTTAAATAATCATCTACCTTATTTAATAGTGTAGTTGTCTTACCTGTACCTGGTGGTCCTAATACTATTGTTTTCATAAAATAAAACCTCTCGCTTTTGCAAATAGATAATCTTCCTCTCTGCTAGAAATTCTCTTGTTCTTTTTTCCTGTATGGTTACCACTTCCTGTTTTCCATTCTAAGTTTTCAGGTAAGTAATTACATTTATCATTTCCTTTATGAGATACTTGGTAATATTTTTTAGGATCTATATTCCCAACATAAGCTTTAGCCACAATAACATGTATCATTTTAGGACACCCTTTATAATTTTCATCATCAATACTTACCATCATGTAACTGGTTGAATCTGAAAAATAGGTAGTGACCCTTTTAACTTTATTATATCCACTATTAGTCGTTATAAAAGGCCAAATAGGTTGTGTGTAGATAGAACCTGTGGGCGCTTCTTTACAAAAAAAATGCCAACCTCCTGTGGGGTATATAATATATTTATTTGGTTTAATTTCTGGCATAAATGTTTCTATTTTTTTAGGTACAAGAAGATGATTGTCTAATTTTTTACTCACTATTGGTTGTTTAAATAAAGTTAATTGCTCGCCGTACATTAAAATACATCCTTCGGTTTTAATTCTTTTTGAACATAATCTTCTTTTTTCTTATCAAACTGTTTTACTGTAAAAACAGAAGTTCTTTCTTTACCCACTCTTTTTTTATCATCACAACTGCAATAATCTTTTAACATTTGTGCTGTGCGTTGATAATTTATTTCCCATCTCTGTCTGATTAAAAATTTACTATAGAACATACTGAAAACGAAATGGTGGTAACCATCGTTCGTCCATACTCCACCTTTTTTAAGATCAGTAACATCTGATCCAATATGTCTATTTAAACAAAATTCTTCTAAATGATTTCTTAATTGATCTGCTGTTGTTACACCTTCTGGTGCTTCCACAGGTTCGTGATTCTTCATCAGTGGGTTTATAATCATGTCCCAATCTTTTGGTTTAACTGTTGGTGGTTTAAAATCTAATTGTTCCATACATGCTTCTTGAAACAAACTTTGTTGTTTTAAATATTTAACATTCTCTAAATGTAAACGTTCACCATCTACGTTTAAATAGTAATAAGGTTTTTCTAATTTAATTTTTTGTAAATCTGTTAATGCTGGAAATACAATTTCTTCTCCTATTCCATATTTACGACTTCTACATAATTTCTTATCACATAGATTACACATTGGAACATCATTA